CCAGTCAGCGGGTGCTGACTACGCTTTTCCTCAAAACCTGTTGTATTTACTGGAGCAATGTCAATTGGAGTAGGTTCTGGGGCTGGAACCACAGGAGCAAAAGCACCAACGAGAGCATCTTTGGCTTGAGTAGGATTTAACCCGCCAAGAAACTGGCCTAGAATACCACCACCCGGATTTGGATTATTTGGATCGAACCTTTCAAAACCAGTCACACCGGGCAAGCCGTACTCTTTAGTACCTATCTGAGCCAAGGCCATACCAATGGGCCCACCAGCAAGACCCATTGCTCCACGGGCAAGCATTTCACCTGTGCCTTGCTTTCGAGCCTGCTCCATTACAGGCCCATAAACTGTTTGATATCCTGCGTCCTGCACCCCTGCGCGAAGTTTTCCTTCTCCAGCCGGGTCATAAGCGGGGTTGTAACCAATTTGACCCTTTACATTTTGAGGGTTCATGTACTTTGAAAACTGATTATTAGCAATACCCATACGAGTATTCAGATTCATGTTGGCTGAATAGTCTATCTTACTGGGGTCTATACCAAGAACTCGGCTAAAAAGGCCCTCTTTACCATATGGATTCGAGGCAGTAATTCCACGCTGAGTATTAAAAAGACTCTGCATGTCTGTTACAGCTTGGTTCATATTGGTCGATGGACCAGTGTAGCCCGGGTTATCAGCGTCGTTTACAAAGTTTCCACCAAAGGTGTAATTACCTGTGGTCTGCGCCCCGTCAGCCATAGCCCCCGCCATCGCAATATCTTGCTGTAGGGATTGATCCATATCCTCATCGGACAGACCAGATGAATCTTGGTTCCAGTTACCCATTAACTAACTCCACGGAACTTTCCACCTTTGAGTGCTTTGCCCATGCCACGGCACGACATGTACTTGCCATTCTTGGCATTTACAACTGATGACATGTGTTTTTCCAATGTCTCTGACCCACCGTCCTTGCGACCACGAGCTTCCTTCATTAACTTTTGTGCTGATCCTCGAGTAATACTAAGATCATCTGCAAACTGGTTTAATCTTGGTCTTGCCATTCTTCCCTCGATCAATAATTTCTTCTATGGTCCTGTCACAGCCAATACATCTTACACCTTCTTCGTCTAAGACACAAATACCTACGCACGGACTCTTGCCTACTTCCGATTCATCCACGCTGTAGCACCCATAAACGCCCCAACAATACCCGCGCCGGAAATATAAAACAAATTAGATATATCAGACAAAGCTGTAACTCTATCTAAAGGTATAAAAAACATGGCTGCGGTAAACACACCCATACTAATCAGTGTGTACCTTGCCATACGCAGTTGCGCTAGATTTTTTCGTAACTCTGTTTCAGTCTGCCTGATCTCTTTGGCGTGTTCAAGCTCCTCGTCGGTAACTACCCCGTCGCCATCCATATCGTATTGGTCGTAGCCGCTGTCTTTCTGAAGGCGCTTTGACATCACTTCTTACCAAAAAACTTAGCGGCACCGCGCATACCAAAACTGGCAGCAACAATCGTACCAAGAGTATATTGATAGTACTCCGGCATGGCCTCAAGAGCAGTAAACCCATCAGATACAATTTGTCTCCCCCATTCTCCGCAAAATGCCAAAATTAATGGAACCGAAAAAAGTACAGTTAACCACTCATCCTTCCAGCTATGTGCAGAAGCATCAGCCATTTTGAGATCCCAGTCAATCTCGCCTGTGGCCTTCTTCTGCATAATGACAGCTTCAGCCTTGGCCTTGGCAACCTTTGCACCAGCCTCGGCTTTCTTGGTTTCAACCTTACCCTCGAGCCACGTTGAAGCAAGGTTTCCTAGTGGTCCTATAAGAGCCTGTATCATTCTATGATCCTCACAATATAGTTCGTGCCATCTGTGTTCTTTGATACCTCAACGGTCTTATTTTCACAAGAATACCGCACAGAAGTAGACTTTTTGTATAGATTACGCTCTATGGTGCGCTTGGCTTTCAAACATTTAGAAATTTGCTCATAAGCGGTATGCTCTGATACATCGCCGCTCATGTACAAAATCAACGTCATAGTTTTAATTACCGTTGCGTCCATTCCTAAGCTTCTCTATCTGACTCTCAATATTTGTAATTCTTTTTTCATAGAAGTCTAATGTCAATTTTTGTTGCTGGTCATGCGGAGCGCGACCTTCATCTATCTGTTCTTGAAGCTTCCCAAGTTGCTCTGCTAAATGTTCAATCAACATATACTGTTCACTGTCGGCTGGCAGAACACCCATATCACCTCTAGGCCATTTTATGCGAAACTCTGTGTTTTGTCCTAAGTCAGCCTCTATCAAGACAAATTTATTTTCAATCGTATTCAGGCGTTCAATGATTCCGAAATATGCCCATGTGCCAATAGCCGCCCCAACAACCATCGCCATGAGGTTCCGTATAGGCATTGATAGTTCAGTGTTCTCATTTATCTTGGTTGCCACTATTCAACACCCAGAACCTTTGACAGCCCAAATACTTCAAGCATTATGAAGGTAAAGAAAAGCAGCAAGATTGAACCAGCTATTAGCTTGCCGCTGAAATTGGTCGAACCAATCTTGATAGCTACAAATTCATTACCCAGTATACGAAGCACTAGCTCAAAGCTGTTTTGTCCGACATTAACCTCAACAGGTTTTTTCTTTTCTTCCATCAGATAATACCCCTAATCGTTCTGAGGTCATCCAAGTTTTTCTCTTTCTTCCCGCCGTCATACTCCCACGCATAACCACGACTGACCATTTCCTCGTTGATGTTCATAACACCACACCAAATAGTCCCAAGCATTCGACCGTACTTGCCGTCCTTTTCGGTAGCTACCCACAGTTTGTCACACTCTGACAGGCGGCGCTCCAAAAAATCCTTGGCTTCAAGACCAAGTTTTTTCTCTTCCAAGTCTTTGGTTCTGGATTCTGGTGTATCAATACCAGTCAGTCTAACACGTTCTTTTTTGGTAAGATCGAAGCCAAGATCTATGAGTATATCAACGGTGTCACCGTCAACCACCTTGACTACTTCTTTGATTTTGTACTCATACATATCAAACCGTACCCCTATTACCTAGACAGTTGACCTTTAGGCAAAGCTCTGCACCTGTAACTGACTGGTTTGTAGCCTTTGTAGTACTTGTGTACATCACTTGCCATACCCATCGCCCTGACTTTACATGTCTGCTCTATGTCGAACCACTGTTGCCCCTCAAAAGTTACGCAGATTTCCATGTTAGCTATCATGCAAGCAACAACAATCGCCTGATACATCTACCTCTCACGTTTTAGGTCAGCCTGTGTGTTGATACGATAAATGTTCACATCGTTACGATCATTGGCAATACCCTGCTGCGCCTGCATACGCTGCATAGCCAACTGTGCCGACTGCTCTAACTTAGCCTGATCAATCTGGAAGTCCATTGCATCATTCTGCATCTTACGCTGTATTTCTTGCGTATCGTTCTGCAACTCCTGCTGGCGAATCTCAACCAGTGGGTCAGGCTTTTGCGGCGGAATCAGAAGAGGTGACAACTGTTCAAGTGTTTCTGAAATCTGCTGTGCAACCATAGCTTCAACAGCCATTGGGTCAACCTGTGGCACTACCTCTCCTGCCATCTGTGCCTGTTGAACTGCTTTTTGGAATACATCCTCAACAATATCCCTAGCAAACAAAGACACATGCTCTTGAATGTGAGCCTGCAACAACAAGAAAGCCTGCGGACTAGCCTGAATAGCAGGGGACTGAATCATGGATGCATGAACTCTGATATGAGCACGATGATCCTGCTCCTTGAATGCCTGACTAGGTGCACCCTTCAGAGCCATAGCATTTTCCATAGCCGGGTCATTCGGCTGCGGTGGCTGCGGCGCTGGTAAGATAGCGTCGATGTTCTTCACATCCAATGCATCATACATCCGGCGATAGGCTTCATACAGATTATGCATCTGCGGCGCGGCCTGTGCTAACTGCAACTGTGTTTGTGCAAGAGACAGACGCTGGGCCATAGAAAAAATCGACGGGTCAGATACAGGGAGAATATCTATGCGCCCGTCGAAGTCCTGCGCCATGATAGCGGGATTTATATTCGCCCCGATAGCATATGGATACGGCACAGGGTTAGTAGAGAAAATCTCCGCCAGCATACGAAACTCAGCTTTCTGAGCGTAATGCAGCCGCTTATGAATGCTTGATATAATCTTTGAACCCTGCTCAATCAGGGCCACTGTTGTTCCCACGGGAGCCTGTGAGTTGACATCTGCGACCTTTGTGTCCGCAACCTGTGCAAATCGTCTACCTGAATCAACGACCACCCCGAGTAATTGAGCCAGCGTTGCAGAAGGCTCCTTGTACGGCAACGGGATAATAGAATTGCGAACATCACCGCCGGGAACATCGATATCGCGGAACTCACCCGGATTAATAGGCTCATCGTCGTTTCGTACACGAACACCACGGGCTTTGAAACCACCCGGTAAATTCGAGAGCGTACCCGCATCAATAAGCTGACGGAGAATAGATGTGGCAGCACGAGATAATCCTCCAATCATATGCAGTAAGCCAAACCCGTAGAAACCAAAACCGGGCAGGAACTTGAAGTGAACAAAAAAATCACGCTTGCGGCGCATTGGATCCTGCTCACGATAGTTCCTTACTACCGAGAGAATCTGTCCCGAATCACCGTCCATAGTGACGATATACGGCAGCTTGATACCCGTAGCTTCACCTTCCTCATCCAAATCCTCAAATCCCTCAAGATCCAAGTCAACATGGATTTCGTAAAGTGTATACACCTCATCACTATATCCCGGGCGTAAACCCTGAAGCTCGTCAGCCTTTCCACGAATTGTCGAGTCAGACTCTTCATCTTCTGTTGCAGACAAGTCAACATCTCGATAAACACCTCCTACCTGTAACTTCCTTATATCGTTCTCAGTCATACGAACAACGTGAGTGTAACGCTCCGCTGTACGCAAATCTGACGCAGCATAAGGAACAATCAAATCTTCAGCCGGAACAAACTTGGATACCGCCCTCTGACGAGTGGGATCAAAGTAAACCTTCTTAAACGTAGAACCAGTAATCGGAAGGTAAAACAACATCTGATCCGTGTCCTGATCAAACTCCTCCATTACCTCCGTAATCTGGTAATTCATAAAGTCCTTAACACGCTGGGCCTGATCCTCAACTTCCTTGGTCTGCTGACCAAGTATCTGCGTCTTTACAGGACCACCCGGAGGCAACATCTCTTTGTATGCCTGCGCCTGAAACTGCGTCACAGCCTCACTCAATAACGGATGCGTTACACCAGATGAACCAAGAAACGGCTCAGAACGCTCCTCATAATTAATCCCCAGTAATACTAAACCCTTCGATATGGTCTCTTCCCACTCCTCACGAGAACCCTTGTCCTCATCTACCTTAGAACCAAGGTCCGAGGACAAAGAGCCAAGTACCGAGTCATCAAGTACTTCAGCCAAGTTAGCATTGTGATCGTACTCTTCAGCCTGAACCTCGATCATCTGCTCTTCGCCAACAATCTCAATACCCGGAGGTAACATGTCCTGCTGATCCATAGGTACTTGGACCTCGGTCATTTGTTCTTCTGCCGTCATCCCCGGTCCGCCGGGACCCATTGCAGGTGCAACCATTTGTGGAGGTAGTGCCATTAAACTTTTCCCTGTTTCAAAGTTGCACGATTGGTGCGTGGGTTATATACATACTCAGTTTTATTTCTTCCTGAACCCTTGGACGCACGATCTATTGCTCTTTCTTGCGCTGTCATCGCATCTCTAGCAAGACCTTTTTTTGTCAACTCTTCAGAGTCCTTGGAAACCATGCCTCGATCTCTAAGTATATTAACAGCCATTTCTCGGTCACCAACCTGTTCGGATAACCTGTCAATCAACCGATTCCTGCCCATATACTTTTGAGTTTGAAAACCCATTAAAAGGTTCCTTTAAAAGTTCCGCCACGAGCTTTCATCACAGCCTTACTCATGCCGCCAGTCTTGTACTTACCCGCTAGCTTCGGACTTATCTTCTCCTGCACAGTCTCAGGTAACTTTGAAAAGCCTTCGTACTTGGATGGTACAGCATTCATGCCGCCGCCCTTACGTCCTTTAATAGTTTTACCCGGCTGCGTACCAGTCGTATCAAAGATAACACCAGAAGATTCTTTCTTCTTGGCAGTTTTTTTAGCTGGCTTCTTTGGCTTCGACTTTGGCAGGGGCATAGACTCAGAAGCAAGCTTATCGGGGTTGTAATCCTTGAAATTCTGTGGGGCTCTAGGGAAGCTATTAGCAAGCTGATTGTAATCTTTGAAATCCTGTTTCGATGCATCAGATGCATCAACAGCGGCCTTAATCTTCTTTTGTAAGTCGGCAGCACCAGCTTTCATCTTGACGCGTTGACGGAGGGCGCTTAACTTCTTGTTCTTGGCCTTTGTAGCTGTAGATAGATTACTCATTAGAATACTCCTTTGAATCTTTGTGGACGGGCAATAGGACTAAAGCCCTTGATTATGCCACCGCCACTCTTGGTTTGTACCTGACGCTCTTTCTTGATCTCAATATAACGATCATATTCAGGGTCAGTAAGATTCTGAATATTTTTCAACGCCACCGCCATTATCTGTTTGTCTGTTCGCATTTTATGAATATACCTTAAATAAGTCGCCTATACCAGAACGCATGTCAACCTTGCCGCCGCGCTTGTACCTGCGGACTGCAAAAGTGGAGTTAGCTCCGGGTTTTCCCTTCATGGGTGCAAGATCAATATACCGCATAGGCCGAGTTGCCTGAAGGGCAGGGATATTACTTTCACCTATGTTTCCAAAATCTTTCGGATCAACAGTCCCCGTTTTAAGGTCAGGGTATTGCCGCTGTAGTTCCTTAATAATCGTGTCTGGAACATCCTGATAAGTGGCTTTGAACGCATCTCTCTTCTTCATTAACTTTTCTAGTCGATCCGTATCCCCGTCTTTTTGGGCTTTTTTAATCGCATTACCCAGTCTATCTGGAACTTCAGCTACATCTCGGTAATCAGGGAAGTAATAACGGTCTGAATCAGTGTCTACCGCATGCTTAATAGCTCTGTTGACCTGATACTTTATAGCCTGACTGTTTGTTTTAAACGGATTTTTAGGAACAAATCGAGCCTCTAGTGATGTATCCACACCTGAAGTTAGATCAGCCACCCCAGCTATGTCGCCTTCTGTCTCATACTTATACTGTTTGTATAAAGCTGAATCCCCAGCGTTCTCAGTTATGTCATCTATCGCATCATTAAGAATGGCCCTGCGCTCTTTGGAAGCTTTGTTTCTAGCCATTTCTTTTCTGTCAAAATCAGCATAAACTTTAAACATATCATCTCTTGCCTTCAAGTAGTCGTCGTGCGTAGATCTAAGCTGCTTCATACTACCTTTTACAGTTTTCATTGCTTTGGGAACTATATTCTCCATCACTTCAGGATCTCTAAAAATTATCGATCCCGTTGGAAATGTGGAAGTTCTAAACTGTGTAGCAACATTTTCCACAAGTTCTGCCAAAGCCTCTACTTTTTGCTGATTAATAGAAAAGGTTACCGTTTGTGATGTGTCTAAGCCGCGAGGCTTATCCCCCACAACCTTCGCTTCGGCAGGCATGCCCAGTATTTCTTTTAAGACAGACTCGTTTTCTTTTATAAACGCCGCCCTGTCACCAGCGTTTAAGCTTTCAGTGTTTACCTTACGCAAGCCCAAGTCTGTTGCAGCAGAAACCACATCGTCACTGAAATCATATTCCTTAATAAGAGGCATGCTTTCGTACACACCAGCCTTCGATGCGTTTGTTGCCCTGTCGGTCATGTTGAAACCAGCCATTAACTTTTCTGACGAAGAAGCTAATTGATTGTCAGGGCCAATAGAAGCACCTATAAGCGCATTGGTATCCCGCACTATATCCGCCGGGTCTTCCGAGCGAACACTAAACCTGTATTCAAGATCTGAAGTACGGCGCTTCGCTTCATTTGTGAGTGTTGCAGCGGAACGCATTTCCGAATTAATGGCGAGAATCTGCTTGTTTATATCAGGCAGCGTTTTGAATTTTGGATGGTCCTGAATCTTTTCGTCAAAGCTTTTAAACTTGCGAACAAGCTCTGGGGTCAACTCAACTAAATTTTCCCCAACACCAGTTTCTTCACCTCGTGCTTGTCTTGTTAAATCCGTTGTCAAATCTGATTGATATTCACCACCAATCGTAGCCTTGCCACCAGTAATAGGATCGTCAAGCTGATTTACACGAGCCATTCCTATGGGAGCCTGCGTATCAAAACGGAAGTGATCTAGATTATAGGGCGTGGCGGCAGGAGAGAAATCCGAATTGTTCCTCACCCCCTGATCAAAAAATACAAGTTCATCGTACTTTGTCATGCCCGGTGGTAAATTAACTATCTGCTGACTTCCACCAGCTATGTCGCTATCATTTATCTCCATACCAATCTTCGGAGCGTTTTGATTATAATGCTCCAAGTAATCATCGATAGGCTTTCTAACGGTCTTGTTCTCCTTCATAAAAGAAGCAATCCCGGAAACCTCTAGTTCGTCTTCCTTAATACCAGCGTTCTTCAGCCTCGAAGCCATCTGTTCGCCAGTAAAACCCTTCTTACCAGCGCCTAATACTTCATCAGCGTTTAATAAAACATTTTCAAGTGGCGAATAATCAGCACCAAATACCCCCATCTCTTCATTATGTAACGGATTGTTCATAACACTGCGATCAACACCCGAGGTCCCCGGTGCACCAACCTTCTTCTCAAGTGGCACGAAACCATCTGACCCAGCTTCCTTAACCATAGGTCCAAGGTCCGAGGGCGAAGCTTCCATCTCAATGTTGCCAGATCCCTTGACCTCGGTCCCCGAACCACGGGTCTTCTTCATAAATTTTCCAACTAACGGAGCTATGCCATCGAGTGCCTTCTCAGCAATCTTACCACCAGCAGCACCAAGTCCTGCACCCAAAGCTGTACTGGTCGCGGTTCCCTCTACACCTTCACCCTCACCTGCGCCATAGATGCTACCCTCTAAAGCACCAATCTTCGCAGCACCCTTCAAACCACCACGAAGAGCTAGACCAGCAAGTCCAAAACCCGTGGGTATCGAACCTGCGATTTCCGACCCATAAGCAGCGACAGGGTTGGTTTCACGAAACTGGTCAATAGACTGACGGATATCAGCAACTTCTTCGTCATAAGATCTGTCGCCTGTCAGCGCACGATACCTAGCCTCTAGCTCGTCACCAAAACCAAAAGTAATGCCCTGACCAATAGATCTAGCTAAGTTACCCGCATAATTTGAATTGTTGTCTTCAGCCATATTACCCTGCGTACATCGTAAATAAGTCACCAATTCCTGCACGAAGATCTATAGGACCTCCGTCAGCTTTGCGTATGTCCCTTGCTTCTGCCATCTCAGGATCAAACTCCGCGAATCTAGAACGAAGCTGACTGCCATCAAAAGCAACATAGTCTACTCTGGTTTCTGGAATATCTGTATCACTTTCACGAATCATAATTCCATCGTGACCCTCTTTCTTTAGAGCCTCGACAAATTCTGTGTTGTCTCCGTCAAAGTTGGCAACGTCAAACTCTAGATCCTCATAAGTTTCATACTCTTTGGGATTCTTCATTTTTAACTTTAGTGGATAGATTGCTCCGGCATCGCCTGCCATAGCAAAATCGTCTGCAACTCTCGGAGACTCACTGACCCATGTCCCTAAGTCTGACATAAATCTTGAGGGGTCTTTATCTTCTGAACCTTGAAAGGCTGTGATACCACCGTATTCACCCTCGGGGTCTTCAACCATTATCTCTCTTTGACCACCCGGCAAAGCACGACCTTGTTTGCCATAAATCTCTTCAGGCCCTGTTATGGTGCCTATAGATGTCGCCGTGTCTCCTTGACCGTGGTAAACATCCCTAGAAAACTCTTTCTTAAATTCTTCTTTAGCTTGTCGCGCAGCTACATCAG